CAATCATAAATATCACATTCAGTAATATCTTCATTCATTGCAATAAAATTTAAAACAGATCCTAGCTGATGCGTTCCGTTTATTAGGTTATACTCGTTCCAATCTTTAGAGTTTGGATTATTGCTATAATGTGAAATAAAACCACTACATGAAGAGTAATTTTCTTTTAAATATTTAGCCCATAGGTCGAAATTATTTTTAATATAATTCAATATAGCTTTTTTATTCGGTTTTATTTTGCAATGTATCGAATCATTTTCAAAATTATAAAATTTAGGACTTTTTAATTTTTCAAACTCTATTGAATAAACAAATTCTTTTAGCTGGCTCTCAATTTCATCTGTTAACATTTCAGACAATTCAAGATAATATTTATCATAATTAAATATACAATCTTCATAATTTATAGGATTTAAATTTTTATCTTGTCTTATCTCGTTAATATATTCTATTTCGTTTGTTTCATCAGGTTCAAATGGTGATCCATAAAAGCCCGTAAATATTGGTAAATATGTTTTAAATTTCATCTGTTTATCCTTTATATTAATTTTAATTATCCCAATACGCCTAATTAAAGGCGTTTCATGCTTTTAGCAATCATCAGTTAGGATTTACTCTTCTAATCTGTACATGGTGCAATCTTTGTCTTCATAGATAAAACGTAGATTAAACCCTATTTTATTTAAAATATTTTCCATAGATCCAAATCCGCAACCACCATTTACAGATGATCTTGTATATTTAGATGATTTACGCTGGTATTTATTTGTTTTAGTATTATAGTGTGATAAGCCGTAATAGTCTTTGCTATCTAGCTTTTTAAGTTCATTAGTAAAATGATCATTAATTAATTCAGCTAGACACGTTCCCTGTTTATCGTAACCATAGCCACCAGCGTGATATTTTGTTTTTTCACCTCGTAAATTTACTATTCTAACTACGCCACTATTAGTCCAAGTAAATTTTAAAGTTCTTAATTTAAAGTTGTCATATAAAAATTGTTTACGTTGTGCTTTTTTCATCTGTTTAAATCCTTTATATTAATTTGTGCAAGTTTAATTACCAATAAATATCGGAATTAATATTATTACAAAGCAAGTTATTTCGGCAATTATTTTTTACACAATCCAAATATTTATATACTTCTCGTTATGAGATTGTACTTAATTAATATTAGGTACAAACATACTATAAATAATAAAAGTCTGTTAAACGCTTGATTTAGTGCATTAAACGGTAATTAAACTTTACACAACCCAAACCAAACAGTAACAATACTACATATATACAGTATAAAAGATTATAAGCATTAATAAAGCAATAGTAAAGTTAAAAGATAAGTTAAAAAGAAACGGTAAAAGAAAAGTTAAAAAGGGTTTGTTGTGGGCTATCATGCACCACTCTCCAATTTGATTATGTACTATTCCAGCACCTGAAGTAATGCTTTAAGGCGTATGAAGTACTACTTTAAGTGGGTAGGGGTGGATACGCTAAAGACGAGTGGGGGCATCCACTTCCCTCGCAAATTAAAGAAATTAAGTCCTGAATCTTAAAATTTTAAAAATATTGGAATTAAGTGTCATGGTAGTTTATTTTATATATTATGATTACAGAGAGGATAAGTGTCAAATGAAGGATACTACTAAGGAATTAGCTTTAAAGCCAGTTTATGACAAGGCTATAGAGATATATGCCACTTCACCTGATATAAAACATAAAGATGTGGCACTTATGCTTGGCGTTGGAGAAAGTACCTTATTTAGAATCAGGCGAGATCCGAACTTTTGGGCTGCGGTATATAATCGTTACATGGTTACCTTTGAAAGTGATGTGATAGATGTATTAAGAGCAATGGTCAGGGAAGGTAAAGCTGGTAATACAAGTGCTGGTAGATTAGTGCTAGAGCATAGTGGTAAGCTACAAAAGAATATAAATATAACCATTGATAGCCCATTTGAAAAGTGGATGCAAAAAGTAGAAGGTGGTATAAAAATTGAAGATGCCGACATAGTTGAAGAGCTAAAGGAAATAGATGATGATTTTAGCGATTTACCTGAAAGACAAAAAGAAAAAGGAACATGGAAAGAACGCAAAGATAATCAAAAGCTACAAAAAGAGCTAAATAAGGAAGAAAAAAAATTTAAACGTAATCAGGCTAGGAAAGTTCTTAGATCGTGGCAAAAAAGGGCAAATGCGGTAGGAATTGAACCGTTACCTGCTAAAAGACCTACCAAAGGTCAAAGGAAGGCGTGGGAAAGTAAGATTATAGCGTTAGAGAAGAAGGCATCTCAATCGAACTCGGAATAACCTGACAATAACAGAACTCTTTACAAACTGAAAAACCTGAGGCTGGTAGTCCATTAGCTTCCCATTCCTCCCATGTTCTTACTGTACCAACTCGTTCTGCACAATCAACACAAATTTTTGGTGTACCAACAGATACCCATTGCATATCTACGCTATCCCTATAAATTCTATCCTGTCCAAGCCTAGATGCTTGCATAGTAGCTGATACGATTCCTCGCTTAATTGTATTTCTAAATTCTCCGAATATTCTCCCATTTGAGGCAAGATCATTTCTGAGGACATCCACAATGGCTGCCTCTGAGATCCCTGCGTTTCTAAGGAGTGCAACCTCTCTTTCAAATTTTGTGATAAAGACATCAATTCCATAACTAATTCCGAGTGTAGCCCATAATAAGATGTTCTCATCCTCTTCTTCAAGATTTTGCGTAATTTCTTCTGTAAGTTCTTCATTTGCCATTATTTTTAAGTGCCTTTCTTAAATCCTTTCTAAAAGCATCAAATGATTTTAGTATTGTCTTTTCTGATGGGAATATAAAAGGTCGAGCAGGAACTTTTTTATTAGGTATCATTGAAGCAGCTGACGTTTCATATTGTTCACCTTGAAATTTTGTAAGAGTTAATTTACCTGTTTTAAATCCTCTATGGTGATAAATGCCATACTTATTCATTTCTAAACCATCTTTAGTATTTTTTATACTCTTAAATAAATCGCCTGTTTCAAATAAAGGTTTTGTTCCACCAGTTTTACGCTTTTTTCGTATTTCTATAGTAGATTTTTTAAGTGGTGGCGATAAGCCTTTGCTGATATTTTCTTTTGCGCCTTCAGCAGAGCTTCTTCCTGTTCTTTGCATATGCTTTTCAAGTATTTTTGGCATCTTTTTCTCTAGCTTACCAAAATCAAAAGTCATTTTTATGCTTTTAATCACTTGTTATCTCCTCTGCAAACTTTGCACCGTAATTCTTAGCTTTCTGATAACGTGGTAATTCTTTTACGATTGCATTCTCAGCAAATTTCTCTGCCCACTCCTGTGGATTCTCCATAATATCTTCAATATTGCCTGTTAGCTCTATATTAAAGTCTTGTAGTTCTTTGAGCTGCTTCACGAGCTTTTTCAAAGATTGAGAGTTTTTCGTTTTTTTGCTTGTTTGAGGCAATGGTTAGCTCCGCTTGTTCTCTAGTTAAATCGTTATTGTACTCTAATAGTAACTGAACTTCATCTATTAAGTTAAGCTCTAATCTGTGTTTATCCCAAAGTATTTGATCTTGAACTGTTTTAGGATATTCAGGCTCTTTAAAATCTAACCCTAGCTCGCTTGGCAATGACACACCAAAGCTAGAAGCTATTTGTCGTTCTACTCTATAAAAATCTTGCTCATACATTCTCCATAGAGCTAAATCATCTTGATAATCTTCAGTTCTTTCTAAGTCCTTAATCATTAAGGAGACACCTGAAGGCACTTCACCTCCCTGCTCTGACCATTGAACCCAAAGGTGATTGTTTTGGGCTACAAGCTCAACAAGAAACTTAATATTCTCGATGACCTCTTCTACGTTGCCTTGTGGAGCAACGATTTCGTAGTTAGCGCCCTCAGGTAGTTCTAGAGTAACATCTGACCCAGTTCTTTGTCTGTTTCCCATTTCTGCACCTGTCATTACTGGTTGCCCAAACATTTGGAAGCGAAGTCCTAATTGCATCTCCGTCATAGCAATATTTATATGTTCATTTGCGTTGATGAGATCATTTGCACCTTCAACATAAAAGCTATCAGTTTGATTTTCTCTATGTGTAAATACAAATGGCAATACGCCATAATTATGAGGTATTTCATTTAAAACTGCACCATCTTCATCCATGTGGACATATTTTTCAGCATCCCAGTAAGCATATTGTAATTTCTCTACATGAGAGCTATCTTCTACAGGCTGTAACATAGGATACGTAATAGCAGTTGGAACGAAGGGATCATCACCAAAAAAGGCATGAAAAAAGTAAACAGGGCGATAATCAAAATAAGGAGTTTCACCTTCGCTCCAAACAACTCTTGTTGCAATAGTACCACAAAGCCTCGTCATTCTTTCAACGTGCTTCATTCGTGCAGATTTAAGCAACGTAAGTTCATCATATCTATCGCTTACATTTCTATTTGCACCTATTGTATAAATTCTACTCATTTTATTAATAAATTTTCTAGTAATATTACTTTCAACAGGAGGTATTTCTCTAAATGCTTGACCTGAAAACATCTTTGAGATATAACTTGAAGTGTTATTACCATTGTAGTAGTCAAGTAGCTTCTCAATATGATCTTCACGCTTTTTAGCGTTCTGTAATTTTAATTCTCTGATTGATTCTTGTATTAAGTCTATCATCGTTTGATTATTTTAACCTCCCTATTCTTTATCGGAAATTTATTAATGAAAAAGTATCTAATCATATCACAACCATGATCATGATACCCATCTTTTAAACTTTCAGGCTTTAAATCACCTGTACTTTCAGGATAACTAAGGCTTTCTAAATCTTCCTGTATCCCTTTGCAATGTTCGTCTATATGAAACCTTCTACTACCATCTGCACTTTCTATAAATGAACGTACATGACTTTCACCTGATGGTTTATTTCTTGAAGTTTTATCTCTTACAGATTTAACTATTATTCCATTTCTACGAAATATCTCTATATCTCCAAGCCCTGATTGACCCTGAGCCTGTGAACCTGCTGGGTCGCCAAAATATTCCATGACTTGATATTTTTTCGTCTTAATCATCTCTATAAGAGTATCTGTCTTAATGTTTTCTTCGTGAATTATCTCGTCTATCATGTTAATATGCGAGATACCTCCGACTTTATATACCTGAAACCAACCAACAGCAGGCATACGATAGCCAAAGTCAATAGCACAGTAAGTTGGAAAATTAGGATTGTAGGGATAATGACCAACGTCAAGATTGCGATCAAAAGGGTATACCCTACCTGCGAAAGATGTAAATTTTGCTCCATATTCTTGATCGAAAACCTCCTTTGACATATTTCTTTTACGTTCTACTATTACAGGATTTTTTAAGCCCTGTGGATAAGCATGGTGATTTTCCCAAGCAGGCGCAGTATGAGATTCCCACATTGCATCCTTTTTACCGAGAAGGTATTTATCATATACCCAGTTAAATCCCTGTGGCGTAGTTATAAAAATAGCTCTTCCATTTCTACGACCTACAGCAGGTGATATATACATATCCCAAATATCTTGTTTCATTTTAGCTGCCTCATCCATAACAACTAAATCGTATTCATCACCAACAAGTGAATCAGGATTATCTGCGGACAAGCCCTCAATACTACTACCCCATTTAAAACGTACATACTGATCCTTTTCAGATGATTTAACTACACTAGACTTATTTGGTATAACCATTGTTCTCCAAATCTCATCAAATAATAGCTTTGACTTTTTGTATGACAACCCCACAAGTGCCACTTTTTTATTAGGCATAGATGCTACAAAGGAAGCCTCTTTAGCAGAAGCAAATGTCTTACCATACCCCCTCCCACAAACAATAACAAAGAAACGAGAGGTTTTTTTCTTTGGGAAATGTAGCATAGATTGACCCTTGTGAGGCTCATAGCCCATGAACTCAAACCACTCTCGTTTATATGTCATGAGATTCTTATTCAAATTGTAAATTTCTTCAAGTAATGCTTTAAGTTTTTAATGTAAATACTTGCATTTTAAAAGCACACTAATTTAAGTTAAGCTATCTTAATTGTGCAAGAAAATGTAAAAAAGAAGCCAACTCTTGCGCCTAATTTAAAAAATGGAGGGCAGTATGTCCGAAGAAAAAGTACAAGAAAACGTACAAGAAAATCTCGGTTTAGAGATAGAGAATAAACCTGAACCTGCCGATAATGGTTTATTGCAGGAAGTAATGGCTAAGAAAGCTACAATTAAAGAATTGCAAGCTAAGTTAAGCGAATACGAAACTGCACAAGAAAAAACAAGGCAAAAACAATTAGCAGAAGATGGAAAAAAAGATGAACTCATAGCTGAACTTAATTCTAAAGTTGAGCATTTGTCAGGCGAATATAATCGTCTTTCAAAGTATGAAGATGATGAGAAAACTAATCTTATCACATCTATTGCTGCTGATGAAGCGGAAGCAGAAACTCTTTCAAAAGAAAGTTTATCTACTTTACGTTTATTAAAAAATAAGATTGCTTCCAAGTCTGTTGAAGCTCCTCCTGCTCGTGGTTCGGTTGGTAATCAACCACCACCTGATTTTACAAAAATGTCAAAAGAGGATCGGAAAAAGAATTGGGGTAATATTTTAAATCAATATAAAAAAAATTAAACCCTACTTGAAGGCTCTTTAGAGTAGTTGATAGAGGGTAAAAAAGGAGTATAAAATGGCTTTTACTGACCCATTAGACGTTAATGTCCATAGTGGTGGTACAGGTGCTGTAACACCAAACATAGCAGATCAATTTGTTCCTGAAGTATGGGGGCAGGCAGTATTGGATACATTTCATCAAAAAATTATGATGACAAATGTGGGTATGGATATATCACCAAATGTTGCAGAACATGGAGATAAGATTCATTTGCCACATATAGGTGTTCCTGAGCTTGCTGCTTTTACACATGGAGCTGAAATTGCTGCCGATATTACTTCAGGTGGTAGTATGACATCTGAGGAATCTGCTTTAACTATTAGTGAATACAATGTAGCTTCAGTATATGTACCTGATATTGTAAATGTGCAATCAAATTATGATTTGTTAAGCATATATACAGATCAACTTGCGTATGCTGCTGCAAGAGGTTTTGATAATTACTTGCATTATCTTGTTGCAAATAATTTACAGGGTTTGCTTGCAAGTGGCACAGGCGCAGTTGGTGCTGATGCTGATACATCTATTCACGTTCAAACAACAGGTTCAGCTTTAAGTGCTGCCAATCTTTCTTCTTTAATGGCAATAGTTTTAGGAGAAACAGGTGATACAAAGGGCTGGAACTTAGTTCTTTCGCCTGCAATGTATGCTTCTCTTGCAAGCCTTGCTGATTTTGTTAAAGGTACTGCTTCTCCGCTTGGTGCAGGCTTTGAATCAACAGGTAATGCAGGAAACTTACTTGGTATGCCTGTTTGGGTTGCACAATCTCCATACATGGCTACTGATGGTGGGGATGTTAGTGCTGTTGCAGGCAAAGGTATTAAAGCACTTGATGACCTTGAAACATCAGGAACAGATGACAATGATATTGTATATGGTTATGCAATACATGAGAGTGCAATGTATTATGCTTTCTCTAAAGAGGCTAAAATAACTGCTTCTTATAGACACGCATATCTATCAACTCTTGTTACTGTTGAGTCTGTATATGGTGGTGTTGTAAAAAATACCGATGCACAGGGTGATAGAAGAATCATCGCTCTTGTAGATTACGAATAAATAGCGTAATTAGCAGATAAATAATAAATATGAGGGTGGGGTTTCGAAGCTCTGCCCTCATATTAAAAGGAGATTAAATGAAAGAATTTATTTGGTTCAAACACTCAAAGTATAGAGATTCAATACATAAGAGAAATAAAAATATTTCAAAAAATAAATTAGATCAATTATTAAAAGATGGTTGGGTTCAAATTATGGGAGAGAAAGATGGTGTTATGGATATGAAGCCTATAGAAAAGCCAAAGCCTAAGTCAAAACCCAAACCAAAAGCAAAGAAAAAGAAATGATACCTAATTTCAAAACCCTGATAGATCGAATTGCGCAAAATGAAGGATTTAAAAGTAAGGTATATAAGTGTAGCGAGGGCATAGATACATTTGGACATGGTTTAACTTATATAACTGAAGAAGAATCTCTTAATATTTTAACAAATCGTGTTTCAGAAAAGCATTTAGACTTACTTGAAAGAGTAGATTGGTATAAGGATTTACCGCCTAAGGTAAAAGGTGTGATAATAGAGATGTGTTATCAGCTAGGTACTTCAGGTATGCTCAAGTTTAAGAAAATGATTTCTAACATGAAAGATAAAAACTGGAAAGGTGCTGCTGAAGAGATGAAAGATTCTTTATGGTATCGTCAAACAACTTCAAGATGTGAACGATTAGCCGAAATTGTAGCTAATCATGGATGAATGGATAGCGATTGCAGAACGCTTTGGGTTACCCTTTATGATGTTGCTCGGAATGAGTTGGGGAGGGGTTCAGCTATTTAAGTGGCTGGCAAATGACTTGATGAAGCAAATAGCAGAAAACCATACAAGGATTGAAAATATAATAATTAAGCTAATAGATAATAGCAAGCAGGAAAGAGAGCAAAACAGACAAAATATGAATGAAATACTTTCAAGGATGGATCAGACTATATCAATTATGGCTAAATTAAGTGGTAATGGTCTTAAAAAATGAATAAAACAGATTTGGAAAAGTTAAAAAAAGATAGAGCTGCTAAACAACGCCTGATGAAAGACAGGGCGATGGTTTGGGTGTCTATGCTATCTTTGCCAAGCATTTGTCTTATGGTA